CGCTATATGCTGAGTGGCCAAATACTAGCGAAGAAGGCGAAGAAGACAATATTATCATCCCTCTGACTCCTGAACTGGTTTTGAAAATATTTAAGCGCATTTCGGATGAAGATGTGACCTTTATGGGTTTCAGCCCCCTCTGGTCTCGCCCCGATTGGATGGTTTGCCAAGTATTAGCCGTTCCGCCTCCAGCAGTTAGACCATCTGTGAAGCACGATGCGCAGCAAAGGTCAGAAGACGATTTAAGTCACATCCTAGTAAATATTATCAAGACAAACAAGACACTCCAAGAGAAAATTCAAAACAATGCGCCAGAATCGGTTATCAATGATTGGGCAACAGTGCTTCAGTATCATGTCGCAAGTCAAATCGATAATAAATTGCCTGGCGCGAATCCGGTAGCGCAGCGTTCTGGTCGACCACTCAAGTCAATCAAGGACCGATTGAATGGAAAGGGTGGTCGCATGAGAGGCAATTTGATGGCAAAGCGCGTCGACTTTAGTGCTCGGTCGGTCATTACCGCGGATCCAAACATTTCCATTAGAGAACTCGGTATTCCCATGAAAATCGCGAAAAACATTACCAAGCCTGTCGTAGTGAACCGAGTGAACAAGGCGTTCCTGACAAAATTGGTTCAAAATGGTCCAGATGTTTGGCCTGGTGCGAAAATCCTGGAAATACCTGGTGTCAAATCAATCACCTTGCGATACAAAGATAGAAACTCAATTGTCTTGGAAGATGGAAACATTGTTCATCGCCACATGATGGACGGTGACGCAATCTTATTCAATCGGCAACCGACGCTACACAGAATGTCGATGATGTGCCACATCGCTAAAATTATGAAAAAAGGCGATACCTTTAGAATGAATGTCGCGGACACGAAGCCATACAACGCGGATTTTGATGGGGATAAACTTTAAAATGCAAATTTATCTTGTCCCCAACATGCGACTGCTTGTTAAGTTGTAGATAATACTTAACAGGGAAAACAGTGTAATATCTACTAATTCATATATGGAATGAATTATATATAATCGTATAGTCATATAATTAAACAGTATAAACATATCTTGCTAATATAAATATAATAATGGAACGTCTATTAGATAAAAATGAATTTCATAAGGTTATTGGTGAAATTTATAAAATAACAAACATATTAAACAACAAATGTTATGTTGGTCAAACAAGAAGCCATCGTTTAAATCACAATAAATATAGACCATTTGGATACATGGGAAGATTTAAAGATCATATTAGTGAAGCTAATAATTCAAATAAGGTAGGATGCAAATATTTGAACAGCGCTTTACTTAAATATGGTGTTGAAAAATTTCAATGTGAACTACTTATTACATGTAATGTCGACGAACTAGATTTTTACGAAGTAAAATATATCGTTGATTTAAATACAAAGTATCCAAATGGTTATAATTTAACAAATGGCGGACAATCTCATGGATATCTAAGAGGAAAGAAAATAATTTTAGATGATTCTGAAATTACATTATGTTCTGAAACTAAATCACCAAATCCAAATTTAAAAAGAAGTGAATATACTAGAAATTTAATATCCAAACGATTAATTGAATTTAAAAGTGATATTTCACACCGAAAAGAAATAATGGTAAAGGTTCAGAAACAACATGAAGATAAAAGATTTGACCAATTTAAAAATATCATATTTGACGACACTAATATAGATAAATACATTCATGTTATTCGTAATAATATATTAGGTTACGAATATATTGGAGTTAGTGTTGGAAGAGTTAGAACAACATTTGTAGGCAAGTTTGAAACAATAGACGAAATAAAAAATAGAGCAAGAATGTTTATAATAGATTTAATTAGATGGCAACGTGACCAAATTGCGGGAACTTCCTTAGAGCCTTCACTACCACTCACATACTGAAAAGTGTGTGAGGATCTCGGTTAATTGCCGAATCCGATGGTAAAAATGTGAAGGATTGGATAATCCGCAGCCAAGCCCCTAACCTCGCTATGGTAAGAGTATGGGGAAGGTTCAGAGAGTAGACGGTTACGGGTTTCAAATGACGGATTAACCATCCAGATGAAGCACAAGGTGTATTCCGGCCTTACCATAAATGGTAAGGAAAATATCTAGCTGGAGATGAATTTGCACATGGCTCAAGATCCAGAAGCTGAGTCAGAGTTAAGAAATTTGGCCGCAGTGCCATACCAGATTATTAGCCCAGGAAACAATGCGCCGATTATCGGCATCTATCAGGATTCCATGTTGGGATCATATAGATTTACAAGAGAGAACATAAATTTTAGTCACAAGGAAGCAATGAATTTGTTGATGATGTTTGACAGAGTGAACCCAATTGCGCTAACAGGAGGAAAATCGTCAAACGATAGAGTCAGCAATTTTGAAGTATTATCGCAGATTTTGCCACCACTCTCCATCAAAGTGAAGAACAAACAATTCGATGGAGAAAAGGAGAATATCGGAGAGTCAAACAATGTTATCGAGATCAAAGACGGTCGCTATTTGAGAGGCCAGATGGACAAGGGTATTCTAGGCTCAGGCACCAAGGGTCTTATTCATCGTGTTTGTAATTCGTTTGGCAACATGGCATCCGCCAAATTTATCGATGATTTACAAAACATTGTGACTGAATACATGAAGCAGAGCTCGTTCAGTGTCGGAATTAGCGACTTAATTACTAGCGCAAGCACCAATGCTAAAATCATCAGTATTATCACAGACAAAAAGGCGGATGTGAAAAAACTTATTGACCAAGTCCAAGTTGGCGTCTTTGAGAACAGTTCGGGTAAAACAAATGAAGAAGAATTCGAGACCAAAATCAACAATCTTCTCGGAAAAGCGCAGTCAGAGGCCGGCCGAGAAGCGCTTAAAAATCTAAGCAAGGACAATCGATTTGTTATCATGTTCAATGCGGGTTCAAAGGGCACGGAAATCAATATTCAGCAGATGACGGCGTGCTTGGGGCAACAGAATGTGGATGGAAAGCGCATTCCTTACGGATTCGAACACCGGACGCTGCCGCATTACACCAAGTATGACGACAGTCCTGTTGCGCGTGGATTCGTAGAGAGCTCGTATATTAATGGATTGTCACCACAAGAGGTCTTCTTCCATGCGATGGGCGGTCGTATTGGTCTGATTGATACAGCGGTAAAATCGGTTGTCAGCAATACACCAATTGTCATTATTGAAAATGGAGAGCCAAAATATGTGGAAATTGGTAAGTGGATTGACAATCAACTAGATAATTGCGCAACTCCAGAAGACATTCAACATTTTACGGAAAGACGAATGGAACTGCTAAACACTGCTAATATTTACATTCCTACAACAGATGAGAATGGAATTGTTACTTGGGGTGAAGTAACCGCTGTCACAAGACACGACCCAGGAACGGAATTGTATGAAATCAAGACAATTGGTGGACGAACAGTGATTGTTACTGAAAGCAAGTCATTGTTGATTTGGAATCCAGAAACCAAGAAATTGGTCGAGACGCTTACGCCGGAAATAATAGTAGGAGATTGTGTTCCTGTTACGGCGGAATTGTGCGAGCCACCAATAATAAAAGAAAGCATTGACATGTCTGTATATTTGTCGAAAACAAAATATGTATTCGGGACAGAGTTTAATACCGCAATTCAAATGATGGAGCACAAGATGGAAGATAGGGTTAAAATTCCTGCTGGATGGTGGGATGAAAACAATGGACTAAACTTTGTATTGCCATATAGTAAAAAGGCATCTCTTCAAAGAACACTGATAAGAAGCAAGACGGATAATATCAAATCCGGTTTCATTTATCCTTATCATGCCGCTAGAAAGGAAACTTACATTTCGGATCAATTTGAATTGAATGAAGAAAATGGCATCTTTATCGGTCTCTTCTTGGCGGAAGGAAGTGCTTACAAAAATACGGTTACGATTACTAATTTGGATGACAATATTATTGCTTTCATGAAAAATTGGTTTGATAAAAACGGCATTTGTAGCACGGAACAAACTCGAATTAATAAAATCGGAGGAACCACTAGAACAATTAGAGGCAACTCTTCTATATTGTCGACATTTATAACAAAGCTGGTTGGAAGCGGCGCGGCTAACAAATATGTTCCAACAGAAGCATTTATCGCTCCCAGAACTTTTGTCAAAGGGCTCTTAAATGGATATTATTCCGGCGATGGAACAATTAGTAATAATTCGGTAGATGTTGGTTCCGCGTCTTCGCGTTTGATTGAAGGAATCGCCATGTTGTGCTCTCGATTTGGAATATTTGGAAAGGTATTTAAAACACAATTAAAGTCAAATAATCTAGGAACCAAAAATATTAAACCGACATATAGATTATCTATTAGAGCACAATGGGGTCAAAAATTTGCGGAGACTATTTCGCTGATTGATGACAAGAAAATGAAGAAAATGTCTGGTATCAAATGGAATACAAATCATCGTAACTTTGAGACTTATAATGACATTGTGCTAGACAAAATCGTAGAAATCAACATTGTTGGAGTGGAGAAATATCCCAAAGTGTATGATTTAACGATTCCTTCCACGCTAAACTTTGGACTAGCGAATGGTCTACAGGTTCGCGATACTAGCACGACCGGATATATTCAGCGCAGATTGATTAAGGGTATGGAAGATTTGATGGTCAATTACGACATGACAGTGCGAAGCAGTAAAGGCAAGGTAGTTCAGTTCTCTTACGGCGATGATGGTATCGACACAATCAAGGTGGAAAATCAAGAAATCCCAATTGTGGATATGACGATTCAAGATATTTATGCGCATTTCAATGTGCCTGAAGACGACAAGGGCAAATCAAAGGCGTTATCGGGAATGTTTGTAAAGAGTGCGCTAACAAGACAGAAGAAACAAGAAGAACAAATCAACGAAAAGTGTAAGAAATATACGGACTACATGATAGAGAATCGAGGCAAGATAATTAAAAATATATTTAACTTCAAGTCAGACAAAGTTGTCCACCTCCCTGTCGCGTTTATGCACATCATTCAAAATATAATGGGACAACAAAATGTCAATCCCAATTCTCTAGTGGATATCACCATGCTGGAGGCTTTCGAATTAATTGAAGACACATTCGACAGCCTTTTGAAAATCCGATATGCTCAGCCAACCGAGTTATTTAGAGTCATGTATTTCTACTATTTGTCGCCTAAAGATTTGCTGCTAAATAAGCGTTTCAACAAGAAAGCACTTGACATATTGTTACAGACGATTGTGCTCGATTATAAGCGCTCCATTGTGGCACCTGGTGAGATGGTCGGGATGATTGCGGCGCAGAGCATTGGCGAGCCGACCACGCAAATGTCCCAAAGATATTGTGAGCATATTAGGTGTGCGAAAATAAATAAAAATACGAAAATGATTTCTATGGTCTCAGGACCGATTGGAGAATTATGCGATGGTCTCATTGAAGAAAATCCGGATTACACTTTTAACACGGGACATGTAGACAGTGTTGAGACATTATTGGATGCTTTAGAAGACGATTATTATATCATTGGAGTAGATGGTCAAGAGAAAACGCATTGGAATAAGATATCGCATGTGAGCAGACATCCAGTGAATGGCAATCTAATGAAGGCGACAACCAAGAGTGGAAGAATTGTAACAACTACATTAAGTCATTCGCATCTAGTTAGAGATAACCAAACAGTTGTTCCTATTACTGGTGCTGATTTAGTAGAAGGCATGCGAATTCCAGTTGCGAAACACATTGATAATGACTTTGTAAATGAATTTGTAACAATTGGCAGTCAGGATTACAAGTTGGATTATTTATTTGGATGGTTTGTTGGTGCGTATTTGGCGGAAGGAAATGTTACAAAGTATAACACATGTATAACAAATGTTTCAGACCACTTTATCGAGAATACTAAGAAATTCGCCGCGAGATTTGATAAAACTTGTAATGTAAATAAACGACAGGGAGAATATGGTCCATCTACTCAAACTACTTTTAATTGCAAATTGCTTGCGGAATTCTTACTATCAACTTGTGGAACAGGTTCCTTTGTAAAGATTGTTCCAGACTTTGCTTTCTTGGCTCCATTGGAATTCAAAGCGGGACTAATTCAAGCCTATATGGATGGAGATGGAAATTTCCAATCAGACGAGAAGCATCATCAAATTCGCGTTTGCAGCAGAAGCAAACAATTGTCTAAAGATATGGCCTTGTTGTTCAACTACTTTGATATATTTGCGTCAATTAAAGAAAACTTTGTTCGCGGTTCTCCGATATATAACTTATCCATTTCAGCCAAGTATTCTGGATTGTATCAAGACAAAATCGGCAGTCTAGTTCACGCCGATAAGCTGATGAATTTGGTAAAGTATTGTGAGCGCACTGATGCGCTCAATTTATCAGATGAAATTGATAAAATCACTGGTCTAGGGGAAATTATAGCCAAGTGCGGAAAGGTTTTGAAACTCCCTGGTCAAAGTCGTAATTATGGAAGATGGGTGAAGAAAGACAGCATTGGTCGTCGCACTCTAGAAAAATATATTGAAATCTTCGAAACAAGTGAAAATGTCGAATTGATCACTGAGGAACTCCAAATTCTGAAACAAGCCGCACAATCAGGTGTCATTTGGGATGAGATTGTGAATATTGAAATAATTGTTCCGGAACAATCAGAATATGTTTATGATTTTACGGTTCCGGCAAATCAAACATTCATGACGGATTATGGTGTCATTGTTCATAACACGCTGAATACGTTCCATTTTGCAGGAATCGCCTCTAAGTCCAATGTGACGCGCGGTGTGCCACGAATTGAAGAGATATTATCGCTATCCGCGTCGCTTAAAAATCCATCGCTTACGGTATTCTTGAAGCCAGAAGACGAAACGGACAGAGATAAGGCGAGCACGGTTCAATATATGTTGGAGCATACTAGATTGGAAGAAATCGTAAAGTCGATTGAAATCTGTTTTGACCCGGATGATTTGAATACGATGATTGATGAAGATAAGAATACGATGTCGCAATTCAGAGAATTCGAGACGATGGTTGCCGAGTGTATGAACACCGCGGTTGTAGATGATTCCGCGGAGAAATCTAAGTGGATCATCCGCATTATTATGGACGCCGAAGTGATGTTGGAGAAAAATATAACAATGGACGACGTCAATTTCACATTAAATAATGTTTACAAGGAAGAAATTTCATGCGTCTACTCGGATTACAATGCGGACAAATTAGTGTTTCGAATTCGAATGAAAAACATAATCGATAATGCGAAGAGCAGGAGTCAGAAGAAGGCGAAGCTTAATCCGCTAGACCAATCGGACCAGATTTATATTCTGAAGAATTTCCAAGACACCTTGTTGAATAATATTGTCCTTCGCGGTGTTAAAAATATAAACAAGGTCATTTTGCGAAAGATAAAAGATAATTTGGTTGAAAAATCGGGAGCGTATATCAAGAAGGATATTTGGGTTTTGGATACAATTGGAACGAATATGTTGGATGTTCTAGGTCTGGACTATATCGACCCCAATAGAACTTACAGCAATGATATTATTGAAATCTTTAATGTGCTTGGAATGGAGGCTGCTAGGTCTGCTATATACAACGAATTAGCAGAAGTGTTGGAGTTTGACGGTGCTTATGTGAATGCGCATCATATGACATTACTGTGCGACAGAATAACCTTTAATTACAAGATGGTTTCGATATTTAGGCATGGGATTAATAATGATGATATTGGACCTATTGCGAAGGCTTCGTTTGAGGAGACACCTGAAATGTTCTTAAAGGCGGCGAGACATGCGGAACTAGATACGATGCGAGGCATTTCGGCGAATGTGATGTGCGGTCAAGAGGGATTATATGGAACCGCGTCATTTCAAGTGGTTTTAGACCTTAATGAGATGATAAATTTAGAAGAGAACTATAAATACGAATACAAGTCGACAGAGGATATAATAGACGAAACTCTGTTTGCGGGATTAAGTGAAAAGGAAGAGATTTGTAGCAAGAGACAACTAGAGATTGAAACGAATGTGTCAAATATTAAAATGGAGGAGATGGGTAAAGATAATGACTATGACCCGTTTGCTTAAAGCAATAATAAAGCAACAATAAAGTCCATTATAAAGCAACAATAAAGTCCATTATAAAGCAACAATAAAGTCCATTATAAAGCAATTATAAAGCAAATTGTAAATTAAATAATAACAAAAATAATATATTAAACTTTTATTATTATTATAACTAACAAAATGAAAACATTTTTTCATTTATTACAAAAATGTATAAAAA